GAAGATTATTTCCTCTAGCATCATTAGTCATATTATAAAACATTGAATTTCCAGCTGCGTTAAATTTTGTCAAATAATATGTTTCCATAACTCGAGCATCTCCCTCACCTTCCCATAATATTTCTCTAGTGAAATTTTCTTTACCATGTTTTTTTAAAGCATTTTTTAATGCTTTTCCACTACCATAATAGTTTTCATCAACTTGAGTCTTTCTAGAAGATCCAATATATTTTTTATTGTTGATGACATTAGTTATAAGATAAACATAAGCCATATTCCCTCCAATTTATTATAAATATTGGGGGTGTAGCTTCCCTTACCAATACCCTGTGTAAGTGGTTTTGAACCCTAGTAGCTTAGCCATACGGGGCAATCTACAACTCCAGTATGATGCTTTAGTTTTGTCTTTCTTTTGAGGGCAGTTATGACGTTTAGAGAAAGCTTGGCGTGCTTTAGGATTGTTAAGTTTTGCTCTTAATCCTCCACCAGCCATTCCAAAGCTTACTTTTTTAATACGTTTTGATTTTGGGTCACGTACATATACGTAAAATTTCTTAGAACCACCACGTTTAGGTTTATTTAAAGCAGGTGTTTTCTTTTTGTCATCTTCATTAAGTCTCTTTTGAAGAATTGAAATATATTTATTATATACTCCATAATTTCTTAATAAACGAGATACGTTATCAAGATTTCCATCAAAAATAGATTGTTCTAGTTCAAAATAAAGATCCATTAATTTCCCAGAATTCATTTTAGCTAATTCTGAGTCTGCTTTAATTTGATCTAATAAATCACTATATGGAAGTATAGGTTTGTCTACTTCTTCTAACATAGGTAAATCTAAAGGTACTTTTTGTCCTTCATACATTCCATATTCACCTAAATTAGTTTCAAGTAAAATTTCTTTATCAAAATCATTTACATGAATTGCATTACGAGAAAACAAGTAACGTGCTTCAGCCCACATGTCTAAAAATGCTTCAGATCCATATCTAAACATATTTTCAGTGATAGGCAATTTATTCTCAACATGGTATTTCATATTCTCAGTCATAACAACTTTAGTGTTAAGACTTTCGTTAAGTACAGGACCTGGATTGCCTACATTCTCACAAGAATGGCAACCGCAGTTGCATGATTCTTTTTTAGGAGGTGTAGAAAGTGCTTCTTGTATTAAACGTTTTATGAGACTAGCTTGTTCCATGGTTATAAATATTACTTACTTGTTTTTATTTTAAGAGCTAATGGCAAAACATATCCTGAAGTATTTCTAAATTCTATATAGCAATTTACTTCTCCAAATAAATCACTTTTTAAAGGTAATTTTACTGTTAAAGCTTTAGTATTAGAATTTGGGTATTTTATTTGAGCAGAGGATATATTTCCTATAGCTTTATAAGCATCATCTATTGTTAATAAAGGTTTAATATCTATACTACCATTTTTGATTTCTTTAACATAATAGTATCCATAACCAAATCCTGAGGCTAATAAGTTTTGGAGAACTTTAGGTTCACTTATATTAGTAGATTCATAACTGTTAGGTATTTCTCCTTCACCAGCAATATATTCATTTAGCCCTTTGGCTACTTTTTCAGGATCTATATTAAAAATTTCAAAGATATTCTTTATAATTTCATTTCTATCAAATTTAGACGGATCATAAACTACATTTTTATTTTCATCAAATACTATAAAAGGAACATTTCCTCCATTATAGAAAACATGACCTGTTATATTTTTTAATGATATGTAATATTCTTTACCCTTTGTTTTAATAGTAACATCAGCTATTTTAGGACCTATATTTTCAGGTTTATCAACATTAAGAGATCGTTTTGTATCAGCTGTACCAGTAAAATCAATATCTTCTTGAGTTAAATTTTCTGGGTTTATATTTAATGTTTGGTATAATTTTTTAATATTGGAATCTTCAATGTCATCTAATGGTAATCCAGCTGATGATTTTAATTTATCAATAAAGTTTTGTTCGTATTTTTCTCCTTCGTTAGCTCCTCCAGATAGTATTATTCTGACATCTCCATCTTCAGTTGTGAATTCATACATATTATATTTAGAACTACCTAATGGTTTTACATTAGGACCTTCATTAGGAGCATGTACTGTTACTTTAACTCCAGGAAATACTTGATTTAATAGGTTTAAGAAATCTTCTTTAGATATTTTATCTAGATTACCTAATCTATTTTTTTTAGATTGTAATTTAAAATTATATTGTTTTCCTTCAGGAGAATTAATTATTTTTTCTATTGCTTTAGCTGAACTATTCATAATAGAATTTTCATTTAGATTTATACCTAACCCTTCTAATAAATCAGCTAAAAGATTGATATCCTGTTCATTATTCATGTCAGGATATCCTTTTGGAAATTTATAAGCAAATTTTTTAAAAAATAAATCTAAAACGTCCATTATGTTGTAGGTGTTTCTTCAGTCGGTGCTTCTTCAGCTGGGGCTTCAGGTGCAGGAGTTTCTATTGATGTTTCACTCTTTTCTGGTGAAGGTTTAGCTCCATATGTTAATATTCTAGCTATTGCTTCTATACAATTTTGTTCTTCACTTAAATTAAGTAAATAATATTTTTTACCTTCTACTTTAGCAATCCATGATCTATCAGTGTATATTAAATAAAATGGTTGATCATTTGCTAAAATAATACGAAATGTAGTAGGACGAGGAGCAACCCATTCAATATCTTTAATAAACAAATCATACTGATCTGTTAATAATTTAATAATGGTTTCTTTAAGAGTAGGAAATTTAGCAAGTACAGGAAATCTAGTAGTATCTAAAGACACAGTAGTAGGTGGGTTGTCAAGGTCAATTTTTGGTGACTTGACTTGAGCATATACCTGTTTAACTAAACTTTTTATTTTGCCTGCTAATTCGTCTTTAGTCATTATTTTTTTAATTTAGACATTACTGTTTTAACTAACTCATCAAGTTGTTTTTCTTCGTCTGGGGATATTATGGTATTGTAATCATCCATATTAAGAATTCTATCTTCTTTAGATAATTCAATCATATTTTCAGCAGCAGCATGTAAATCCATATCTGTTTCGGCATCTTCTTTAGCATATTCCATCATACGAATTAATAATGGAACATCCATTTTAACTACATCAATTGGATTTTTCTCAGCATCTACTGGGTTGCGTGTTTGAATAAACTCAGCTGAATTAATTTCTTCTTCAACAGGACCTTTAAGTGCTGTTTTAACCATTTCTTTAATTCGCTGTTTGTTTTCTTTATCCATAGTATTTTTAGCTAATTTCATAGCTCGCCCATACATTACTTTAGGAGCTTCAGCTCCATATTTATTAATAAAATCATCAGCCTTATTCTTATATTGAGAATAAAACTTATTGAAAAGTTCTATTTGTCTAGGACTAGCCATTATTCAGAAGCCTGACCACCTAATACTTGTGTTCTAACAAGCATAGTGATAGTATTACCAATCTGATTCATTAATTTTTCATCACCTAACTGCTTAGCAGAGGCATAAGCTTTTTGTAATGAATCTTGAATTGATTTAACAGTTGGGTCAATATCCATGCCTCCATCAGTTGGAGTCATAGTATCTGTAGGTTCAGTAGTAGGTTCAGCAGGTGGTTCTTCCATATTAAGATCAATGTCTACGTCTTCTTGAGGAGCTACATCTTCTGGTTCTTTTTTCTTTTTCTTAGCTTCATCTAAAGAAGCATGGACTAACTCTTTAATTTTTTCTTTAAGAGTAGACTCATGAATTGATTCTGTAGTTGTAAGAGGCTTACCAAAAGCCAACTTTTGCATATGGGTGAATTGATTATTCATTTTTAGCACAATATTTTGTTATAAATATTAAATTTTTCTTAAATTTTACCTTTTGTTATGTAGATAGTCAGTAAGTATAGTACCTATGGCACCTATTTTTTGTCTAATTAAAATCCAATCATCTGTTGTTAACTTATGTTCTTTACCATAATACGATATAGCTAAAGTACCTATAAAATCATCATTTAAATCTGATATAGCTATAATATAAAATGATTTAGTTTTGTAATTTTTTCCTAGTACTGGAAATAAACCACAGTCAATAGTATTGTTTTTACACTCAGGAATTGCTATTTCTCCATTTTTGTATAAAATAGAGAATACTTTAGGGAATAAAGATACTGGAATGTTCTGGAATGTTTCTTTTATTGAGGATGCTTTTTCAGTCACTCGTTCATAAAATATACTAAACTTTTTAATAGATTTACCTGTTGGGTAAAAATGTCCTCCATTATGGAATTGAGCAACACATATTCTATCACATTTTAATTCTTCTAATAAAATTTCTAACTGTTGATCTACTTTTTCATCAGTTGTGATAGATTCTCCTAAAACATCTACTTTAGATTTTCTATTGAAAAATCTAGTTTTAGCCCATTCTACTACAATAGGACCAATTATGGCTGTTATTAAAGCGATTAAAATAGTTAAAGTTGAACTAGTGAGTGTCATAGTTATTTTTTCAAACTTTGTAAATATTTAATTGTTTCTTCCTTACTTTCCAACAACTTCTTCTTACTAGAACCAACCCAACGCTCTACATCACCATTTTCAGTAATGAATGACTCATTTGAATTATTTACAATTTCATCAATCCAAACATTATAATCTTGAATTAGACTATCAATATCTGAATTAATGATATTTTTCTCATATTCTTCCCATAAACCACGTTTACGGATATCAGTTTCGAAATCTACCTGACAATTAAAGCATCTTTTATATTGGATATAGAATAACTTATCATTTTTATTCTTCATCAATTGATCACAACAAGGACAAAATAATGGGAGAGTTACCTCTTTTTTAGCTTTGTCTAATTTAGTAATGTTTTGTTTTATTCCGTTCTTAATAGTCCATGTACGACCATTTTCTTCCCACACATCTCCTTCATCATGAGTTTCTTGTTTTTTACTATAACCTACACCAGCAGTAGATCTTTCACTTTGTTTACCTGTTACCAGATTACGTAAACGTTGAACATCAGCTGATTTAAAATCTTTTTTTAACATAACTGTTATTTATTGAATATTTTAGAGAATTGTTCTTTAATAGCTTGACGAATTGTATTTTCATCAAGTTTATCAGTTTTTTCTAATGTATAATCTTTACTTGATATAACTTTAGCATCTTCAGCATTTTTCAAAATCTTTTCTAAATCTGATTTATCTGATGATGGGAATTTTAAAGTGTTAGCATCAACTACTTTAGGTTTAATTTGAGTTTTAGTTTTTTCTTTTAAATAGTCTTGTACTAAAGACAAGTTTTTAGGAGATTTGATAGGAAAAACAAACATTTCTTTTCCGTCATTATCTTTTTTAGAGACAAATTTATCCTTACCTCTTTCAAATGTTTTACCAGTAGCAGTTTCTATTTCTTTATATAATTTAACGCCATTTTCATCATAAATCTTTTTATTGTTTTTAGCTTGAGTAGGATTAGTTGGTTTATCACCAAATACCTTTTTCTCAAAATCTAATAACTCTTTAGATTTAGCTGTGTAAACACCTCCAAGATACTTAGGATCTTTTAAAATAGCAAGAACTTTTTCAGAAGTTAGATCATTCATAGTAGTTAAGGTTAATTCTTGTTCTACCTTAATACCTTTTAATCCACTTTCTTCTCCACCTCCTTGAGGTTCATCTTGTTCTACTAATTTATATTTAAATTTACTCATAGTCCTAGTTCTTGTAAATCTTTAATTGTTTGTTGAGCTGATGTATGTAAAATACCAATACCGCCCTCATAAACCCATTCTTCAATGTTATCAGGGCGGTCGTCAATAAGTATTTTATTCTTACCAGAATAATTTCTTTTCTTTTCTCGTCTCGCTAAAATTAGTTTAGTTCCTGGTAGATTTTCATTCACCCATAAATGTTTTCCATAACGAGATGAGGGATCCATAGATGGTGCTGAGAGTAAAGCTGGTTTATATTTACTAATATAGTTCCATAATTCTTTACCATCTGGCATCCAAGGCATTTTAGCCCAATATTGGGCTCCTACTTTATCTATAATTTCCCAAAACTTTTTAGTACCAAACCTAGATTCATATTCTTTAGGTTTCATACCTCCAAATTGTTCAAAACGTCTATCAAAGTCACATAACACACCATCCATATCACAAAATATTTTATATTGTGATACTTGAGTTGCTTGTTCTTCTTCTTTAAGTTGTTTATATAAGTCTGTAAGTTTATACATTTTTAATTGAGTCTTCCCAGTTTCTAAAAGTCATATTTCCATGTTCATATGCTTCACGTTCCAATTGATCTAAATCACCATCCTCATTAGTGTTAGTAGTATTTACATTTCCTAATCTACCTTCATTATCTTGAATACGATGAATCATTTCATGAGTATATGAACGTAATACATCTTTTGGATGGCGATTTAAAGTATATAAAGTTATTGAACAATCATTAGGATCATAATACGCAGTTCTACCTAAAATATTTTTAGCGTTTTTTACATCATTGTTTATTATTCTTAATTTAGGTAAAGGTGTAATATTCATACCTTGATCAAGCATATATTTAGTTAACAATGCTAATGCATTTTTAAAATCTGTAGGTTGAGAGTGTTGACAACCACAATTTTCTTCAAGAGTTCCACTTGTTACTGCTTTAAGAAAATCTTGATAATCTATTCCATCTGGTAAGAATCTAGAAATATCTTGGTTTGTTTGGAGAGCATTTCTAAAGTCAGTAGCGTTTAAGTTGCCTTCTTTATCACTTATAGTACCACCATCAATTATTTGAACATTAGGTTTACCAACAAGTGATTTATATCTTTCTTCTTCTCCTTTACCATAAGCCACCATAAAATTATCCTCAGGATTTTCTTTTACAGTATCTAAAACATATTTAACTGGAGATTTATCTACTACTTTAATATCTATTTTATCGCCAAGTAGAGTTTTGTATAAATTCCAAACTGCTTCACTTTGTTGAGCTGTTATACCATCTACTGTGATAGGTGAGATAACTATAATTACTTTATCAGCTTTATCTAATAATTGTTGGACTACAGCAAAATGTCCCCTATGAGGTGGTTTGAATTTACCTGGATATAAAGCTACTGTTTGAGTTGTGGCTTCTAATAAGGGTTGTATAAGTTCTTTGACTAATGAGTTCATCTAATAAATGAGTTAACCTTATTAGGTAATTCTTTAATATTGGTTGGTTCTAATTGGGTTTGAATTTGATCGTAAGTGTCAGCTATTTTATCAATATTTTTTTCTAAAGTTTTACGAGTAGCTTCCCTTTGTTTTTCTCTTTTAGCTAATTCTTCAGGAGATAAACCTACATCAGATTTTTTAAATGTAGATTTAAATTCGCCTGTGGATAATAAATTGTCAAAGTATTCTTTTAACTTTCCATTATCATATGCGTTTTGGAAATTTTCAATTTCCTTAAATTCTTCAGGTGTGGAAGCAGGTGAACTAACTAATATAAAGTTATTTCCAAATATTTTTTTATATTCTCCAATTAAATTATAAACATTAGCCCAAGTACCTAAAACACCAACTGCTGGGACTTTACGTTCACGTTTATAGTTTCTTAAGAATGAAACAATTGGATGAGCGTATACCATGATCATCATTACATCATACCCTGCGTCTTTTAATTCATCTAATATAGGCTGTAATGTACTTAAGTTAGATGCTGTGGTATCATAAATAAGATTTTTCTTATTATTGATAGCACTAGGTAAGTCTTTTTTTCTGATTTGAGAAGAAGCAGCTGATAAGTTACCATACATTGGTGAGTCCTTATCTTCTACATATTTGTCAGCATTTAAATTTTCAAATCCTTTTAATGAAGATTGAATTTGATTTAGTACTGTTGATTTACCTACTGAAGCTCCTCCAGCCATTATGATGGCTTTAGGTTTTTGAGTTGCTTCTAATAATAGGTCTATAAGTTTTACCATATCTTAAATATATGAAGGGAACTTGGGTAAGCCAAGTCCCTTATAAATATTAAAGAATGATGAAAATTTAAGACTTTAGTTTAACAGACATTGGAAACTTGTTAAACATAGGTTCAGCATCTGGGTTTTCTAATTTGAATAGGTCGTATACTTTAGTAAACAAGTTCCAATTTTCTTCAATAGTGCGTGATGATGTCACTATTTCCCACCCTTTGCCTTGAATCTTATTACCTTTAGAATCTGCTTTTTGTTTAGATGATTTTAACCAAATAATACCATTACGTGTTATTTTTTCTTCAAATGTTTCATTCCAACATGTTGTATAAGCAGCTAATTGTAAATCATAACTTGTATGAACACTGTTTGAGGTTTTAATATCTAAAATCCATAATTCATCTCTCATTCTAACAACTAAGTCACAAGTACCTGCTATCTTATGAGTATCTGAGAATAAGTGGATCTCACTTTCAATTAATTCAGGTTTTTCAGTTTCCCAAAACTCAACAAATTTAAGTAACATTTGCCAGACGTTTAATGAACAATTAGCGTTACCTTTTTCATCTAACCAATTAAGTTGCTCACCAGTTAAATATCTTTCAATTAAACTGTGAGTTTGAGTACCTTCATCAGCAGATTTTTTAGCTATAACATCAGCGTTATGTCCTACATCTTTGAGCCAATTTTCAAAAAATTTACCTTTAGGAAAGTATTGTAAAATACTAGTAACTGAAGGGTAATATTCTCCGTTTCGATTGTAAAATCTATTATCTAAAAAATTAACTTGTTTACTTTCATGATCTACTTCAAGTAGACGTTTGATACTTTTTTTATGTATCGAGTGACCTTTTTCTATCATATTATTTGGAGTTTTTTCTCAAGTAAGTTTGAGAAAGTTAAAGGTTGAGTATTCTGAATAAGGTTAGTAAATTTTTCAAATCCCATATCACTAGGATCTTTTTCGTTTAGATCTACTAAGTAAACTTCTTTACCCTCATTCATTAGCTGTTCACAAAAATTTAAGGCTTGCTTTATAGCATCTTTATCTAAAGCAATATATATTTTATTAACTGAAGAGTTAATGAGTTTTTTCATTAAACTAGGTTGTAAAGTTTTACCTAGTAATGGAATAACATTACGTTTGATAGCAATAGCATCAAACATACCTTCACATAAAGTAATTGGCGTATTCCAATTAATAAAAAGCTCTAAACCAATGATATCACGAGTTACATCAGGATTGCGATACTTGACTGAGGTGTTTTTATTGAAGTTTCTTGCGGTGAAATAATTGAGATTTCCTTCACTATTATAAGAAGGAATTATAATCATATTAGCGTACCTACCAAACTCACAATATCCTATATTATATTTAATAATATCTTCTCTAGTGATATTTCTATTTTTTAAATAATGTAAGGCGTGTTTAGATATGATACTAGTTGGAGGATTTATTAATGAAATAAATTCATCTGGTAGGATTGCCTTTTTAGTTTCAACTGTTATTTTAGTTTCTTTAGAAGTAGATTTAACTAATAATCTTAACTCATTTACTTTATCTGAGTCTGCTCCAATTTTCTTAAATAATGTAGTTAATTTTTTACCTTTGAATCCACAAACCCAACATTGATAAGACTGGAAATGAGGTGAATGTTCCTCTAAATTAATTTCTAATTTAAGTTTATGGTGTTTACATTCAGGACAATGGTAGGATCTATTACCTTTAGATGTAGGTTTACCTTTACCTAAGACAGAATCCATTAAATACACTAAAGCATTATCAACCATGATTTTAATATAACAAGCGTATTTTGAAAGGCCTAACTTTAGACCTCAAAATCCTTTCTATAAAACTTACCTAACAAGTTATCATTATAGCAATTTACTTGCAACACATCATGCTTACACTGTAGTGCTAGTTCCCAATATGTTAAAAGTTTTTTATTAGGACATATAACTAATATTTCTCGTTGGAATTTATCTAAACCTAAATTTTTTATATCTTCTAATAAGAACTTATTACTACCCCAATATTCTTTCCAATTAGATTCTTTAGTAACTAATTTTTTAGTAGGTTTTTTGCCTCGCTGGGTTGGTAAGGCTGCTAATTCTTTTTTACCTAGTTTAATATTTGTTTGAGATATAAGTTGTTTTTTACCAATATAAAACTTTCCAGTTTCGTTGTTAGTAATTTTGTAAATAAAACCAAATGTATTTTCAGGGAAATCTTCTATCTTTTCTATAACTTTATTTTCGTATAACCACATTATCTATCTATGTTTATCAATATTGTTGTATCTGTTGTTGGTGAGGTTGGTACCGGTTGAGATAATTTTCCTACAGCTAATAAGTTTTGATCTTCATCATATAAACCTACTGTAGTAATATATGGTGAGAAATAAGATTCAGTTACAAATCCATAAACTGTACCTTCAGTACTTCCTGAGATGGCACTTGGATTTAATGTAAAATTAAATTCATTTTCTCTAATAGTACATTTATATTGAGATTCATAAATGGTATATGAGCTAGAGAAAGAACAAGTTACATTTGAAGAAGTAATAAATGCTTCTAATTCATCAATGAATGAGGTAGAGGCTCCGTAAACGGATGTTCCATAAATTGCACTACCATATACAGAACCAGATCCAAATGAACTTGAGTTATTACCAGTTAATATGATAAGACCATGAGGATAAAATATATTTCCAACTATATCTCCTTGATACAAGATATTTCCTTCTCCATCATCTGTTAAACTTCCACTAGTTGTAGTACTTGAAAATACAAATGAATTAGGTTGTATATAGTCACCAAATAAACGGACTGGAATAGAAATCACTCCTACAAGAGCATCAGATGCTGTAGGAAAATATTTTGGGTAAGTTAATGTAGTTTGAAGATAATTATCGTAAGCTTGATTTGAAGATGAACCTACTAATCTATCTCCTTGAGTGTCAAATCCAGGAATTAGAATTGGTCTACTAACTGGATCACCATAGCTAGAACTTAAGTAGTTTGAATAGTAAAGTTCTAAAACTGAATTGTAGACTAATCTTTGATATTGAACTCCTAATAGTCCTGTTGTAGGATCTGAGTTGAGGTTAAATAAAGAACCAGTTATGTTTCTTCCTAAAAGTCTATCAATACCTACATCTGGGTAATTAAGAGCTATAGGTGAAGAAGCTTCTCCTACATTTATTCCTTGGAATGTAAATGTCTTGTTAACTTCAAATGGAGTAACAATTATGTCTGAGGCTAAAAATTGTTTGTAAGCTCCCATTCATTTTAGAAATCTAACTTAACTCGTACTAAAGCTTCTTTTGTAAAGTCTTTTAATAAAGGTCTTGATAATTTAGCTACAGCCAACAATTCATTATTATCATTATATAATCCAATAGTGGTTGGGAATGTTTGTGGGTTATTAATGAAGTTGTTGTATATAACCTCACCTGTGCTTCCTGAGATAAAACTTGGGTTCTCAGAGTAGTTAAATTCAGCATTTCTTGCTCTAATAAAGATATAATCAGATGAAATAGTTTCTTGGCTATTTATTTGAAAATTTCCTCCTAAATTAATAGCATTATATAATCTTCTATAGTTTAAACCATCAGAATTATTTGAACGATTAGCATCTACTTGAATTGAGGCAGAAATAGCTTTGGGATTTAATAAGATTGTTCCAATATCAGGCAATAACCAACCGTAAGATCCTGATGCTGCACTATATCCATTTGAATTAACTCCTGTGAATACATTTCCTGCTGCTCCACTCACAATTTGGAATACTCTACCTGCGTCAGTATAAGTTACAGTAGGTACAATCTGGCTGTTGTCTGTTAATGATAATGATCCACCACTTCCAGATAAATATAAAGTTAAAGATCCTGGGAATAATGTTTCCTTATATCTGGTTCTATCTACAGAAATTGCCCAGAATTCAGAAGAAGTAATATTACCAAATACAAAATCTGTGTTTTCATCTCCTAATACTAAGTTTTGATATTGTCCATAGTTAGTTTTAGTAGGAGAAACATATGGAACAACATTATTATAATATGAACTTCCACTTCCTAAAGCATTACCATATGTTACAGCGAATTGAACAGCAGCTGAGGTATCAGTTGATGCAGTTTGATATATGTTAAGGTAAAAGTCACCAGAAGAACCAGCTTCTTGAACTGAGGAAGTATAGAAATTTGTTAATGCTACTGTTCCACCAGACCACAATGTGGCTGTGATAGAGTCAGCACTTATTACAAAATCTTCAGGATCTAAACGTTTAAAAGACATGAGTTATATTTTTATGATATTTTTGTTACAGTTACAGGAATTGTTAAACGGGCACCACTATCTCTACCTTCAACCATTAAGGTAGCTTGTAATTGAGTGTTTGAACCAAATAATGTGTTCACAGTAGTTGCTCTTAAATTTAATGTTGTGCCAACAACAGTTTTAGAAACATTAGTTCCTAATGTAGTTGTAGTATTTAATGCTTGAGCAGATGGAGTGTTAATACCTACACCTTCAAATGTATTGAATAATCGAACATCTGAAATTGTGAATGTGTATCCAGAACTTTCAAAAGTATTACCACCAAAATAATTTAAAGTTTGAGGTGTAATTGCTAATGAAGCTCCTTGTTTAATTACAATAGCAGTATATCCAAGATCAAGAATAGGCATTTTAGCTGTTCCTCTAGGAAGAGTCACAAGTTTATATTTCATGATTTGGGTTTCTAAAGGAAATGCCTCTAATAAAGGCATATTCACAATTGCCTCACCATAATAAGCAGATCCTGAAGGATGATCAGGGTTATATAAGGTATAGTTTACTTCATCATCAGCTAAAGCAAATTGAGTGATTCGAAAAGAGCCATCATTTTGAGCTAGCAATTGTCTTCCTTTGGTTGTTAAGATAGCATCTACTGTTATTACGCTATTATTTAAATATCCCATTGTATATTAAGTGTTTTGTTATAAATATTAATATTATAAAAATGTTTACAAAAGGCCAGCTCTTCTAGCTATTTGTAAATAATCTAAGTTTGGATCATAATTCCCAGGTATTAAAAGTCCACTACCCGCTTGATAATCATTTATATAAACAAAAGTTTCATTTGGTATTCTTCGATATATTCTAAATCCTTGATCATTACTAGCACTAGGGAATTGACTAGCACTTATTGGAGAGTCTAAATAAAAATAAAAATTATTTCCATCAACAGATTGAGACATAATAACTCTTTGTATAACTTCATTTGAACCTGAGGTTCCTTGAAGAGCATAATATGTGTCTATAGAACTAGTAGGATAAAATCTAATAATATCATATTGCTGGGTAGGGAATAGAGAATCTTCAGAGTTAATCATTCCTGATTCACTTATAAAGAATTTTCCGATACCTAACCCTGGAGGTTTTTGATTATTGCTTATAAATAATCTAGTAAAAGTAGTATTTCCATAAGAAGCAGTTATAACAGAGGAAATTTGAGTACTCCCTGATAATATAAAATAAGGTGATGTAGTAGAAGTTTGTGGGAGCGCGATATTACTGAAAGGTGGATATAAAAATAAATCAAATGTTCCACTAACTGCCATTAATGAGTTATAATATGCTCCAGCATCATATATTGATGTTTGGAAATTAGGAACATTAGTATTAGTAGTTGTTAAAAAATAAACAGAAGCTGAAGATCCAGGTTTAAATATCTGTTCAACAGCAAATAAATTTTTATTTTCTGGGGTTAGTCCTATTATTGTACCATCAGGATTAATTAGTTGAGTTAAATGTATTCCTGCTCCTCCTGTTCTAATTTCAGGATCGGCCCCTCCCATCCAATCAAATACAGCAAATTTATCTGTTAATATTTGAGCATTAGGATCTCCTGTGGCTATAGAATCTAGTCTAGTACCTTCATATGTACTAATATTAATTGTTCTTAAATTAAAATCAGGACTAGTTGTTTTTACACCATTATATCTAGGATATATCTGAGCTCTAGCTGTATAGTTATAGTCTTTAACTTCTGCGTATTCAGCAGATTGAGATAAAATTTCTTGGAAGTTTGAAGGTATAATTGAACCATCATCATATAGTACTCTTCTAAAGAAACTACCAATTTGGTTTTGATCAGCATTATTTAATAAAACATTACAATCACTATATTCAAATTCGCTTTCTAAATATGGTTCTAAAATTGTTAAATTAGAAGATGAGTTTGGAGCAAAGGATTGAGTAAATTGCCACTGAATATTGCTTATAGTAGCATCTTGTCCAGGAGCTGAGTCATTAGCGAATCTTAATAGTAGTTGAGTATTTTCTAAAAAAGATGCTGTACCTTGTATAGTTAAAGTAGCAGTTCCATTTACATTGGTTGAAGTACTAGCTATAGCAGATCCAGTTGGTGGAGTTAAACTAAAACCTACAGTTCTAGTACCTCCTGTAGATACCAAAATAGAAGCTGTATATATAATTTTAACATTAGGAGTGTCTCCAAAAGTATATATTCCTGAGGATGTGTTAAAGTAGTTTAAATAATCAAAAGGTTCAGAAGTGTAGGAATCTATATCAACTGAAGAATCTCCACTCACAAGTTGAGAAAATGGAGAAAGCAAAGCTGAAGCACTAAATCTATAATTTCTAATATTATCATCTGCTGATGAAGTAATATTAGTTCTAAATATTTGGTATAGATAATAGTCTGGGTATTCAGTAATATTGGCGATAGGATAATCTACAATTCCTGCATCTGAGAATTTTAGTCTTATGTTATTTAATTCTTGAAGTGATAATGTATTATCATTACCCTGATTATCTTTTCGGGCTATTTTAATATAAATAACTCCATTACCCTGTGCTAAAAAGACAGGCTGTTGGTTATTTCTAGATAATGTAGGTCCTATTGATACAGGCATATTTATTCAGTTGGAATATAAGGATTAAGATTTTGTTGGACTGGGTTGCCGGGAATATATACTATAGGGTCATATAACCAATATACGTAAATTTCTCCATTGTTTGGTGTTGTGTTAGGGTCTAAAAAGTCACCTAAAGCTATATCTCTAAATGATCCTGATGATTTATAAAAGAAAACAGAATAATTTACCTCAGTTGTATTTACTTCTAAAAATTGGATACAATCTGGATCTATTAATCTTTGATCAGTTACTTGAATAAATGAACCACTGTATTCTCCGTTTATAAATTCTTCTTCAGTATCATGAACAAATGGAACTACACCTGCTGGTGTATTATTTGATCCACTCCAAGATTGAGTAATATTTACAAATAAATTAGTAGTATATACTTTTCCATCAAAATCAGGAGTAGCACCACCTGCACTTCCAGTAATATGTTCTATAGGAAATGACTGTTCATCAGTTGAAGCTATATATGTCTTCTGTCCATATGATAAGGATGGAAGACTATTTATAGATCCTGTTATTGTTATATCTTTTAATGACATTAGTATCCTATATTAATTTGTTTAGTTGTTGGACTACCTACATAAGCAATAGTACTATTTGATGTAGCTTGAGGTAATGGATATTTACATCTTTCTAATAAAGTTGGTTTTATCACAATACCTGAAGCTAGACCTGTTCTTGCTGGTGTGAAGTCTTGAATCATTTTAAACAATGAATTATCATAAAATTTGATAAGTCTTATATAATCCCACAAATCATAATTATGAGTATATTTAGAAAAGTATTCATCTCTTAACCTATTAAAATCAGGATAATAAGTTAATGAAGATGAAACTTGTCTCGGGTCACCAATATAATCACCTATATTGAAATTTCCAAGTTGAGATATAATATCATCATTAACTTCATCTTGAGGTGAAAAAGCTGCTTCAACATAATCTACATCTTTAGTAAAGTTTTCTACAGAATAAGATGTCTGCTGAATTGAAATATATTGTGATAATGTATTTCCTGAAGGGTAAGATGAACTTACAATTTTAATTTTTTCAGATACAGCGTTCTTTACACCTGCAGCAAATTGATCTTGATATACTGTTTCATAATTAGATTCAAAACTAAATGAACCAGATAAATAGTAGAAACTATCTCCAGTTATGAATGATTGAGTAACTGGGTATTGAGATATACCTGGATGTACTGAAGTTCTTGTTGTTTGAGTAACATCATTATCTAATACTGAACCTAAAGGTGCTCTAAAATATAATGAATTAGGTGATGATTGGGCTCCTTCTAATTGATTTCCTTCAATTGAATAAGGATTCATTACATAATCATCAAATATTGATTGTGAAAGAGCATATGAATAAAATCTCCATTCTTGAAATGAACCAGAGAATGGATAGTGAGTATTTCCTCCAATAGTAGCGCTAGATGTATATGAAAGATAAACTGAACCTGTTACAGTTCCAGAAGCCACAGTTACTGAAGCTGAACCTGAGAATCCTATATCACTACCATCATAACCATCATATATGTTATTAGCGGCATATATTGTATTAATACCTCCTACTTTTCTAGTATACATTACTGACCACCATCCTCCGTCAAAGAAAGGTAAATATACACTAGCTGAAACTCCAGTAGATAGTCTTACATATTTTAAAGTACCATAAGTATTATATGGATCTACTATTGATCCAGAATATGATCCACTAGTATTTCCTGATCCAGTATATTCTAATGTTATAGCATAAGTATCATTATATGATAAAATCTGATAATAAGGACTAGTTGAAGGAATGCCATCTGTTTTGAATCTAAATTCATTAGTACCTTCGTTAACTATTTGCAGTTGTGAAGAAGTAAATGTAGTTTGTACCCAACCATTTCCTTCAGTTTGGAAAGCATAATTAAATGTATCTTGAAAGTTATCAAAATTATTAGAAGTAGTTTTAGACTTACCTCCAAATTCATTAATGCGAATTATAGTGTCAGGAATACCATATATATTTACTAATAATCTTAAACCTTCAGTTGTACCTTTTTTCTTTAAAAGAACAGGTAAGTTATGGTAGATACGTTTATAAATTTCTTTATTAGTATCATTTAATGATAAAATAGAACTTGAATCAGAAGCAGTAATATATGTGTTTATATACTCATATCCTGTTGGTGTAGGTAAAGAACCTGTAGTGTAAGGTAAAAGTAATGTACTACCTGAAGGAGTTAAACCTAATAAGGCTGAATATATGTCTGCTTCTGAGAAATTATTTTGGTATATTTTTACACCTAAATCTCGAATTGCTTGGGCAACAAGATCTTTAGAAATACCATAGTTTAATCTATTGTCAGCATCAAACTTATTAGTAATATCTTTTAAATAAACCCATACATTATCAAAGTTTTGTCCAATCATTTGAGTGAACAAAAAGTAAGGTTCATTTGTATCATCCTCTCTTAAATAAGTAGGAATAGTATTTACTAAAGCATCATTATTTTCTGAGTCATATAATGACGCAGATAAAGACTGAGTAGCAAACCAAGTTATAGCTGTAGCACTACTCACTGGGGCATTTATATATGGAGCAGTAGAGTTAGTTTTAGGCCAAGCATGGCTTTCAGAATTAAAATAAAGATAATACTCATAACCATCAAAATTAGTTATAAGTTCATTTATTTTATTATCCCAAATATTTTGACTTGAAGTAACATAATAGTTAGGTGTAGTGTTAGCTGAGTAACTGCTACTTACTGTGTACTCTTCAATTAAAGCTAATTTATAATAAAAATTTTCTAGTCTTGTTTGAGCAGATGAAAAATGAACAAATTCAGAATAATCTGAATAGTCAATGTTTATTTCAATTCCTTTTTCAGCTAAAATACTATTCAATTGGTAGAGTAAACTACCTGAACCATTGATGGATGAATTTAGTTGTAGAGTATTTTGGTTAAAATAAGGAGTAGAATTATTAATTTGATCTTGAAGATTAATATTAAAATTAGGTCCACTAATGTAATTTAATTGTTCATCAAGAGTAAAAACTGTTGTTAATTCAATTTGATAAGCAACTGATTCAGCAATTTGTTCAACAACCCAACATTGAGAATTAAAAGTAAAATTATCAGGTAATGGTTCATACAATTTAATTAGAACTGTAGGATCATTAGGGTTAGTATTATCTAACGCTATATTAACAGCTATAACTAATTGATTACCACCAAAATTAAGATAAAAATCTTTATAAGATCCTTGAGCATTAGCTATGTCAAGAGCAAACTGAGGTGTTAAGCTAGTAATCTCAATATTTGGGATTTGGGTTGTATTTAATCTTAACTCAGTTCTATCAGGACTTATATCTTGAATATAAAAAGTACTGTTAACTGAGGAAGATAATTTTCTTTTTAAGAAATTATATATTGTATAATATTGACCTTCTGTGTATCCTAAAGATTCTAAATCTTTTTGAGGGTCAATAACTATATTATTATCACGAATTTGGTAACCAGGGTATCCAGCAACATTGCTATAAAGAATATTTTGGTTTAAATCTAAAATAAAATACTCTAAATAGTCTTGATTAGGATCAAAAGTTACATCTGTTTCAAAATTAGATATAAGAGATTCATCTTCAGTATTGTAATTTTGTAACTGAAGAGTATTTGGATCTACTGATTGGATATTAACTATTTTGTCCATTAAATATTAAGTGCGTTACTTCCTGATAATTGAACTTCAACTAATTTTTGGTTTAATTCTAAATTTTGAGCTTGTAATAAATTGATTTCATCAATTAAAGCTTGAATATCATTACTAATAGCAGTAGAACCTATATAGTCAGTGCTTGTTTTTATAAGATACTCATGTGAGTTTACTTCTCCAAATTTTGGAATTTGAAAAAATAAATCTGTGTAGTTTTGGAAAAATTCATCAACAGAAATTGTTGGAGTGGATGGTGGAGCAATATCTGAAGGAGAAGTAGCTAGTTGAGAGAATTTAGTGTCAATAACTCTCTCATATTGGTTTTTAGCGTAAACTCTTTTATTTAGATTTAGTTGTTCCATTATCCATTAATTACTTTAAAGAAATAATTATTATCCATTACTACAGTACTTCCATCAACTGTAGTTTGAATTAAGACTTTATAGTATCTTTCAGGTTGTAAACCATTCATATAAAGAGTAAAATAACTACTTACACTATCTTGACTTAATTTAGTATATGTAGAATCAAAATCAACTACAAACTCATTTGTATCTAAGTCTTTAATAGCATAATATGATTCTGTTGGTAAATAATAGTTTTGAGTATAGTATGATGAAGTTATAAATGTTCTAGCAGGATATTCTGGTCTTGAGTATACTCTAAATTTGTTTATACTTTCAGAATAGAAATATCCAGGATTATTTCCTACAGTTACTACAAATGGATAAGTATTTAAAGTTGTAGTTGTAGAAGATCCAGTATTAATAATACAATCATCCCATCTAAATTCTAAACAAGGAGGATATATAGTATGAGTATCAACTGAGAAATATTTAATTTTAGGTTGAACATTTTCATCATCAACAAATTCAGTTTGTTGTTTAACTATAAATCCATCATTAGAAATAGAAGCACTATACCAAGCTGAAACTATGTTTGTTACATCAACATTTACATCTTTATCTGAGTAAAAATCAAACTGTTGTGAACTTGAGTAATTTGTATACCAAGTTCCACCACCTGGGCTAACTGATGAAGAATATGATCCTGTAGAATTAGCTGCGAAAGAACTAGTAGTCCATATGATTCCTCCTTGATAATTTCTCCAGATCCAACTAGTACCATTTTGTGTTTCAGGTACATTTAAATATTTTCCGGTTCCCATATCCCAAGATTGAGATACAGGATAAATTTCTAAAGTAGTAGTAGCGTTTAAAGCAGTAACATCAGCAACAAAACATCTTAAATTTGACTGCCAAGCAGAACTAGAAATTTTATTATTAATAATATCATCAATTTCATCAGAAGAAAATTGAATTAAGAAACGACTTGCCTGGGGTGCAGGTGTGTCTAGGGCTCCTACAGTCAAAGATGCTTCAATAATCTCATCTAATCCTGTGTTCATTTCAGGATCCATAGAGTATAATGTAGCGTCTTGAATTGGAAATATTTTATATACTGCCATGGTTTATTTTATAATGATACTACTCTACCTTGAATGTCTGTTGATGGATACTTCACTTCAAAAATCATAGGATCTAATGAAGGATAAATAACATTATTTTGTGTGGCTCCTGAGATATCATAAGCCCACTGTGAATATCCTATATTAGTTCCTACTTTATTTGTTATGCTAATATTTTTAACAGTTTGTACACCTTCAATTCTATCTAATAATACATAGATGTCTCTTAAAATAATTGGTTGATTGATTTGCCAATTAGAAATAGCAAAATATGTTTGTAAAGCTGTGATGCATCTTGATAATACATCATTGTTTACATAGTTAGGTAATACTATAATGTCAAAATCTACTCCAATATTAACAACAAAAGCATCCTTAATATTAACAGCATCATTTACCATTCTATATTGAGATAGATATGTCACTAAATTCTGTTTTAAGGCTAAAGAAGCAGTTGTTAATTTTCTATTTATATCATAAGTTAAAACATATAAGTCTAAAATACTATTAGACTCACCAACTGAAAGATTTTTAACTTTAGTTGGTTCAATGTATGCTTTAGCTACCTCACCATATTTAGGAGGCATACTTAAAGCTCTTACTAAATAATCATCTTGAGTTACATTCCGTAACTGAGAAGCAAAATTAGCAGAAGAATTCTGTCTGATTTCTTCGATTGAATCTCCGTCTCCTCCTCCATTAGCTGCTTCTGGGTTTGTAACTGCTAATGAACCAAATATAGCATTAGCTGTAGTATTGTTAAGATTACTATTTAAAAATACTGGGGTGCTATTTAATCTAGTTAAAGTATTAGCTCCCACATTAGCAGATACTCCTCCGCCTGTCAAATATCTAAATGTTAAAGTAGTATTTGAAGGAGCTATTCCATAAGTCTTAGTAAATAAGAAATTGGTTGGTGAATATGCTGTTGTAAGTTTAGTTTGTTCAAATGGTAATCCTATACCAACATTATCTGGATTAGGAATTATATTTTCATCTGAGTCAGAAGTTGTTCCTGCTCCAAATTGAATTTGTAATGTAGTAGAATTTCTAAAACGTGTAGTAAATCTGTATTGTACTTTCTTTAATTTTAAAAGATAAGGAGCATCATTATCTTGATAGAAATTAGGATCATTAGTATTAGTATTCTTGATTGAATCAAATACCATTTCTTGACCTAAATGATCTACTTCATACCAAATATTTCCTTCACTATCAGTACAATCTAATATTCCTACTAAATTAGTAGTTGAAATTTCTACTGTATTAAATTTAATAGGAGTAGTAAATGAAAAAGTTGTTGTATTAATAGTAGATGAGATAGCTCTACGAGATTTTTTCAATAGGAAATATGTTGGATTACCTGCTGAGATTTGATATACTGTGACTTCAGTAGGATCACCTGAGCTAGAAACTGAAAAATCTACTGGGTCAGAAATTAAGAATGAAACGGCATTTGTTGATGATACTGTTGAGTTCCCAGGAATAAATAAAGCGTAGTCAAAATCAGGAACATAAGTTGAACCTGCTAATTTAGCAGGGACTTGTTGATAAAAATCTACAGTTGTAGTAGCTACACCCGTCACATTTGGTTTATAACCAAACATGTATGCTAATTCAAATAAGTTATTTGACTGGCGAGCAAATTGCAAATAGTTTTCTTGTACCTGATTATCTAAATAAAATGATAAAACATCACCTACATAGGCTGCCATTTCCATAAACATCATTCCTGGTGAAGCAGGACTGAAGTCATTATATGTAGTTGGGAAATAAGTTTTAGCATAGTCTATTAAACTAGCTCTAAACTCAGTAAAATCTTTATTTATATATTTTATATTCTTATTAGCAGCCATTATGTAAAGGATATTTCAACTTGATCAGTTATACCAGTATTAATTATACTATATTTTAAATCAACAGTTATTTCATTATAGTCTGGTTGTTGGAAAATATTTAAACTATCAACTCTTATATTAGTAAAATATTGAGCTATAAGAGATTGAATATTTTCTTTTAATCCATCTAAATTGTCATTAGTAATTTGTTCAAAAATAAACGCTCTTAAATTAGCTCCAAATTGATTATTTAAGTATCTTTCAGTTTGGTTAGTTAAGAAAAAATTTAATAAATTATTTCTAATTGCATCTTGAGTAGTATAGGTTGAAAAGAAAACAGCAGGAGCATTAAAAGGTATAGCTATACCAACTGCTGTTCCTGGTTTCTGATCAAGAGGAAATATTCTTTTTGCTCCAAATGCCATTATCTACCTTTCATTAATCCCATTATTTGATCTAAACCTAATTGTCCTTCAGGTAAAGAACTTCCTTCAGACATAGTATTTACTGGACCATTTACTTTAAAATCACCATCAAATCCTGATTTAGGTCCTTGAGCCATTTCACCTAAAATGTCCATATATGCTTGTTTAGTATTAATATTAGGTTTTGGTTGCTGGTGAGGAATAGAGTTAGTGTTGAAACTAAAAGTTTTCATTTCAGATTCAGTTATTGATTGTTTATTACCACGAACTGCCTCTAAAAGAATGTCTTTCATTTCTTCTTGAAATACTTCTTTTACTGCTTCTTTAATGAGTTTCTTTAAAATATCAGTTTTCATCTGTTATAAATATTAAATTATTCAGCTTTTAAATTACTATTGTCAATAATTAGTTTAAGTTGTTGTATCAAAACTTCAGGTGTAGATGTAAAAGATAATGGAGTTTGTAATAAAATAATACCTTGAGGATTTAAAGCTACAGCTCTTCTTCTATTAACAGTAGGTGAAAATTGTTCCTCTCTCACTTCTAAAACAAATCCTCTATAAACTTGATTTATAGGAGCAGCATCTACTGCGGTTTGTTGTTGGTCCAGTTGTTGTAAGTATGGGTTTAGAGATGTTAAAGGAGTTGTTTCAGAAACAGCTCCACAATTAGTTAAATATTGGTCTATAGATTTAAATATATTAATAAGTTTAGTTAATATGTTATTTACATAATCTAAAGCTGATTGGATAGTTGTTATAATATTTTTATTATTAATAATAGCGGGGCTTAAATAATCTTTTAATAAATTTTCTACAATACCTAAACCAACTAAAGCTGCTTGAGATGGAGATGGAGCTCCAGGAGGAGAAGTTGGTAAAAAAGGTATATTTAATTGAGACAAAGTTTTGATATTATTAAGTCTTTGATTAGATGTAGATAATGAATTTACTAATGGGACTAATGTATCTAATGGTTTTGATAATTTTTCTATAAAATCCACAGTAGTATTTAGTCTATCAACTAATGTATTTCTTAAGTTTAGGATTCTTTGTAATTCATCAGATACTAAACATGTATCAGGTAATTGAACATTAGATGTTCCTATATTTTGAATACCTGTTTGACTAGCAATGTCAATAACCTGAGGAATCAGTTGTTTGACTAATTCCTGTCCTTTATTAACTATCAAAAGAGGTATTTTACTATTCATTATTTTGTTAAATTAGTTCTTTGTTGTTGTAGTTGATTTTGCTGTTGCTGTTGAGCAGTTTGCCTATTTATTTGTGTTGGATTAGGAGTGACTGTAGGTGTTATTATGTAAGGAGCAAATAAATTAGCATTTCTATATCCAAAAACTATAGGATTATTTTGTTCTTCAGTTCCTATTGTTCCTCTTAAAGGCAATTTAGGAGTTATAGCTCTATAATCTTGATAAGCTTGCCAATATTGAACATATGAATTATATCCATTTAATGTTAAATATCTCTGCATTTCAGGAATACTTAAAAATTCTCTTTGAATTCTATTATCTATTTGAGATACATTTTGAATAGCTGGAGCTAATCTTGGGTATTTTTGAACTAGAAATCCTCTTAATAATCCAATATATTCTCTGGTAATTTTAGTCACATCAGCAGATAATAAATCTTCAAATTTTTTAACTATATCAGGTTTAGTAGGTTGACCATAAGCTTGCCTAACATCATTAACATAAGTAGGACTTGAAGGATTTAATGTTGGATCAATAACTCCATAAGTTTGTTTTATCTCTTCAAGAAGTTTATAATACTCTTCAAAAGTAAAATTATCTCTAGACTTAGTAGGAGTTATTGTAAATGGAGCAGGCATTATAGAGTAAAATTACGTTGTGAAGTTAATACTCCTTTATCTAATTGATTTTCTAAAGTCTCTAAAGTGATATTTAATTGAGACATAGGAGCCAATAAAGTAGGAAATATAGCTGGACTGCCTGGAGCTACAGGAGCAGATTCTAATGTTTTTAATGTGTTAGTTAGTTCTTTGACTACAGAAACTAGATCTTTAAGTAGATTAACTGTGTTAGTTCCTAACATTAAAGGTTGAGTAGCTAGATCTTCTTTACCTAAAAATATTTGGTCAGCTTGAGTTACAAATTTTTTAGTATCTATATTAACAGATTCTTGAGAATTTAGATTTATAGATTTAGCAGAACTTAATAATATATGATCCTCATTAGCGTTAAATACTAATCTTCCTGAGTTTAACATTATTTGCTTCCCAGCATACTTGTTAGGAGATGTTGGTGGATTAGTTGAGTAACTGATATAACTTGTACTAGAGGCATTTAAAGGTATTGCTTGAGTACTAGCTAAATAAATAGAAGACTCACTATTATTTATATTTTCTACAACAGGAATCCAACCTTCATCACTTTGAGTACCTTGACCATTTCTAATAATAGTGATAGGATCACCATCTGTACCTGTTGAAGACCAATTGTTATTTGTATTTTTAACAGTACTACCTAAACGTATTGAATTACCCCATCTACCTTCATGAATAATATCTCCTTCAAAAGGTAATAAAGGATGTATATTAGCACGTTCTTTAAAAGTATTTCCTAAAAATATTTCAGTTGCATTATCTGTAACTCTTCTTACACTTCCAGCTTGGGTTTGAATATAATCTTTCTGTTGTGAAGGCGGTAAAGTATTAGGCTGAGTTGGATATGCGTTATGATGAGGATGATTCCAAAGTGATACATTATTAATATAATATTGTCTCACAGATGTATTAGATATACCTATGTTTGTATCAGGTAAAGTTAAAACATAAACAATTTCATTAATTAAAGGAAAATTCTTTAGGTTAGGATTTAAAGGATAGGCTAATGAATAATTTTTAGAGAGTGATTCATTATTAGTTTTATCTTTCACAGATGTAACTACTTCATATTCAATCACACCTAAAGAATTCCATTCACCTAATTCTTTAAATCTAGGATGAGATTCATTTAAAACTATATTCTTTACCCTAACAGCTACTATTAAATTTTCTAAATTAGAAATTTTAAGTAAGTTAGTATTGTTTGATTGCCTAGAATTAAAAGTTTTATTAACACCACTAAATCCGTAAGCCATTACTCTTTAGATTTTAAATTTTCACCTAACTTATTTATTTCACCTAATAGTTGAGCTTTTTCTTCTTCAGATATAGAAAAACCGCTTTCAGAACTAGTACTACTTCCTGCCGCAATACAACGCTGGATGATAGTAGCCATTTTAATGAGTTGTTCGTCGTTTTTAACGCCAATTTCTAGATATTCTTTAATTAACGGAACAATAAGAGTGGCATCACCTATATCATTGATGAGACCTTTTAACTCTCCTATTAAAGTGGAAATCTGTTTTTCTTTTTTCTTTTGGTTCCCATATATTTCCTCAAATAAATCTTTGAGCTTTTTGTCACCAAAAATGTTAGAATCTAAATTATCCATGATATTTATTTTATCATAAATATAACATTAATGGAATTTTATATATCCACTTTCTAAATAGAATATATAATTCCGTTTAAATATGTCATAGAGTTTATCAGCTATTTTAGTAATTTTAGGTGTTTTAACATCTATGATCTCTCTGATATATATGTAAAGTGCTTTTTTATTAAATACATCTAAATTTTCTCGTTTCCTAAATAATTCAAGAATAGCATCTGCTATTTTAGCATCATTTTCTTTTGGAAATAAAGTATAAATATTGTTAGTACAATATTCCACATATAAATCCATAAATAAAGCTATTTTATCATTATGTGATAATTTATCACTAGGTGAGTTATTTTCTTCAATAGTGTAACCTATAGCTGGGTCATCTTCTAAAGCTAAAATAGGTGTTGAAGCTACTTTTTTCTTATAATTCTTATCATTATATAAGATTAACCATCGTTTAACAATAGTACCAAAATAAGAATAGGCTTTAGTTCCTTTAGAAGCATCAAATAGATGAATCTTACTTAATAGAAATGTTATGATTTCATGTTGTAAATCTTCTATATTTTCAACTTCTGTGTGGTAGAATTTAAAAGTATGGATAATATTCTGAGTTAGTTTAAAGAAAGCATAATGTATTTTATCGTTATATATTTTGCTTCTTTCAATTGGATCTACACTGATATTATAAGCTATAATAGCGTCTTCAGTTTCTTGAGTGAAATAATTTTTAGACATGTTATTTTAATTTAAAGTCATTTAACATTTCTTGTAGAACTTTCACTTCTTTAAAGAAGAAACCTATTTCATCATCACTTTCAAATGATCCTTTAGCGTCAATTTCTTTTAATTTCTTATTAGAAAATTCAATAGTATCAGACATATTCTTCATATATATTTCATATGAACTAATAATGTCTTCACATTTTTCATTTTTCTTAAGTAAATTGTAAGTAGTGAATCCTAATACCACCACAATTAAAGATAGAATAATAATTATTGTTACCATAGTTTTGAATAGAAAAAGGTTGTGATTTTAATGTCACAACCCTTATTTTTAATTTGTTATTAATTAGTCTTTAAAAAAGTCATCCATTACATTTTTTAATCCTTCACTCTTAACACTTCCTAAAGCTTTAGTTTTAGTTGATATTTTTTTAGGTTGAGATTTATTCCCTAATGTAAAATTTTTCTCTGCTGGAGGCAAGTTACCTTTAAGTTTTGGTAACCATTCTTTTTCAAATTCAATTCTGGCGGCTAAAAGATCAGCCTGATGAATAATATAGATAAGTGAAGTACGAGGTTTAGTTTCTGGGTTCCAAGACATTAAGTATGGCTTATTAGCATCATCATATAACCCATCATGTAATTTAATAGCTAACCATTCATTTTTAGAAAACTGAATACCATGAGACATAAGTAAATGTAAACCACGATCTGGTACTGACATGAATTCTAAACGATCGTTGAATTTATAATCTTCACCGAGTTTTTCTTTACGCCACTGATCAGTCTGGGGAATATATGCTTCATTTTCAGTATCACCCATCTTACCTAGATCATGATTCATTGCTGAAAACACTAATTCTTCAACTGTATATGTAGAAGTATCAACTCCAAATTTTTCCCAAACATTATGTAATTCAAGAGCAGCTTTAATAACTCGATTTACATGTTCAACATATCCTCCTGGGAATGCGTTATGATATTCTTTTTTATGAGCAGCAGGCATCAACATAAT